TATATTACACAATCTTGGTTAAACTATACTGAAACAAATCAATATCATCATAAGCATGAACACCCTAATTCATTAGTATCTGGTGTATTTTATGTTAATTGCCATGAACAATTTGATAAGATTAAATTTTTTAGAAAAGACTCATATCAAATGATTAAACCAGAAATAAAAGATTGGAATTTATATAATTCTGAAACGTGGTGGTTTACTGTAAAAACTGGAGATATTATATTATTTCCATCATCATTAACTCATATGGTAGAAACTAAAGAAGGAACAAATACTAGAATTAGTCTTGCATTTAATGTATTTATTAAAGGAACTATTGGTAATAATAAAAATTTAACCGAACTTATAATATGACAGTTAGAAAATTATCTATTGAAGCAACTATTAAAGCATATACTAATGAAAATGGCTTTGCTTGGGGTATTAATACAGTAATGAAATCTTTAGCACCAGGTGCTAGTTATGATTTAACCTCGGCCGGCGAATTTATAATAGATAGATGGGATTCACCATTACCTCAACCTACATCACAAGAAATTAGAGATGAGTATATTAGACAGCAAACCATTGCTGAATGTATTGAGTATTATAAAGCAAACACTGGCTTTAAAGCATTTATTAAAAGATTATTTAAATAAACATTAGTACTTTAAAAGTATATTATACTGTGTTATAATTTATAGTGGAGAGGAACCTCCACATACCATTCCTCTCCATTATAATTTATGCTTTTAGGATTTGATACATTCGCTAGATTCCCATTTTCCACTGTTGGAGACGATAACAGTGTAAGCGTTATCGCATCGGGTAATAACTTAATTTTAACAATAGGACCTGTTGGTATTTCAAGTACCTCTATCGCTGAAACAGCAGGATCTGATCCTTTACTTTTAGGTATTGGAACAATTACTATTTCAGGTACATCTCAAACAGGTGTAACAGGATCGCCATTAATAATGGCTACTGGAACTGTTACCGCTTCGGGAACCGCGAATATTACGGTTACTGGAAATCAATTGACTATTAACTCAGGAACAGTTACAATATCAGGAACAGCAAGTGTAAGTGTTAATGGAAATGAATTAGCATTAAGTAGTAACGGCGGAGGAGGAACAAACGTTATTGTGTGGAATGAAATCATACCAGGAGCAAATATGGTATGGACACCAATAGTACCTTATTAAATTATGGCATCAACATATTCTACAGACCTATCATTAGAACTTGTAGCAACCGGAGAAAAAGCTGGTCTATGGGGAACAATTACAAATACTAACTTACAAATTTTACAAGCATCATCATCAGGATATACAACTCTAACACTTACAACAGGTAATACTAATTTAAGTTTAGCGGATGGATCAGATACTGCTAATGGTAAAAAATTATATATTAAACTTACAGGAACTTTAACTGGTAACTGTACAGTTACAATGCCAGCATCAACAACAGGTGGTAATGCAAATAGAGTATTTATTATACAAGATGCAACAACTAGAACAACTTCTAATTATACAATCGGTGTATTAACTACAGGACAAGCTACAGCAACTAAAGTTCCAGTGAAGTCTACTTTGTTATTAGTATCTGATGGAGCAAATACTTTAACATCTATTGGTATGATGCAAAAAGGATATAACTCTATTAGTTCTAGCAACTCACCTTATTTAGCAGTTGCTGGAGATCAAATAATTGTAGATACAAGAACAAATCCAGTTACAGTAACTTTACCATCAACAGCAACTGTAGGTGATGAAGTAAGTATTATTGATGGTTATAATTTCTTTGCTTCAAACAATTGTGTAGTAGGTAATAATGGTCTTAATATTTTAGGTGCGGCTTCTGCTTTAACTTTAAATACTAACAGACAATCAATTACATTAGTCTATGTAAATACTACTCAAGGTTGGACTTATAAGACTAACACAGCATAGGAGCTAATCCATGGCTCTTTCAGAAATTAAATTCGCTCCAGGAATTGATAAACAAGACACAAGTGTAGGTGCATTTGGTCGTTGGGTAGATTCAGATAATACAAGATTTAGATATGGGCTTCCTGAAAAAGTAGGTGGCTGGGCATCTTTATTAAATGAAACTATTGTTGGTGTTTGTAGAAAGATGCTTCCTTTCGTAGATAAATCAGGCAATAGATATGTTGCTTTAGGAACTGATAAATTTTTACTTATATATTTTGAAGGACAACTTTTTGATATAACACCATTTAGAACAGATTCCGCTGGTGTTGTTGTTACTTTTACAGGTTCTACTTTAGCAACAAATAGTACTTCTAATAAAACTTGTACTATTACAACTACAAGCAATCACGGTTTAATTGCTGGAGATATGATTGTACTAGATGCTGTTACATTACCTTCTGGAACAGGTTTAAGTGCTTCTGATTTTGAAGATAAACTATTTCAAGTATTATCGGTTCCAACTCCAACAACATTTACTATTAATTCATTAAATCAAGCAACAGCAGTGGTTGCAACAGGTGGAAGTATGACTGTTAAACCATATGCTTATGTAGGTCCTGCTTTACAAACTTATGGATATGGATTTGGTGTAGGTCAATTTGGAGGAACAGTTTCTGGAGCATCAGTTACAACTATTAATAATGGTGGAACTTTTGCAGCTGGAGCAACTTCAGTTATACTTACAAGCACATCAGCATTTCCAGCATCTGGAACTTTACTTATTGAAAATGAATTAATGACTTATACAACTAATAATACTGGAACAAATACTATTTCAGGTATTAGTAGAGGTCAATTTGGAACAACTGATGTAACTCATGCAAATGGAATAACAGTTACCAATGCAACTAGTTATACAGGATGGGGAACAGCAGTATTAGCTTCTTCTACTACATTAGAACCAGCACTTTGGTCTTTAGATAACTATGGAGATGTATTAGTTGCAACTATTGCAAATGGTAAAACTTTTACTTGGGATTCTAGTATTGCAGCAAGATTAACAACCCGCGCTTCGCAAACAACTGCTGGATTTGAAACAACAAATAACCCAGTTGCATCTAGATTAACTTTAATTTCACCAACAACTAGACACTTAATTCACTTTGGAACTTGTACAACTCTTAATGATGAAGATACACAGGATAATATGTTTATTCGTTTTTCAACTGTGGAAGGTATTAACGAATATGATATTACCGCAACTAACACAGCAGGTTCATTTAGACTTCAAGATGGTACAAAGATTATCGGAGCGGTGAACGCGAAAGAAACTATCTTAGTTTGGACAGACAATGCTTTATATACAATGAAATTTGTAGGAGCTCCTTTTACATTTGGATTTGAACAAGTAGGAACAAATTGCGGATTAATTGGTAAAAACGCTGCTATAGAAATTGATGGTATAGCTTATTGGATGAGTAATAGTGGATTCTTTGCATTTGATGGAACTGTTAAAACATTACCATGTTCTGTTATTGACTATGTATTCAATGATATTGATACTACTAAAGGACAACAAATTAGTGCTGGATTAAATAATTTATATACAGAAGTTACTTGGTGGTATCCAACACAAGGATCTTCGTTTGTTAATAGATCAGTAGTTTATAATTATACAGATGCGAATAGACAACTTGCTCTTGGTACTTGGTATACTAATACAAGTTCTACTTCTACCAGAACTAGTTGGATTGATGCATTAATATATCCTAGACCTTATGCAACAAAACATAACAGTACTGAAACAGGAACGTTTCCAACTATAATTGGTGAAACAGGATTAGGACAAACTGTTTTATTTGAACAAGAAACTGGAACCGATCAAATTAATCCTGATGGTTCTATAACAACATTAACTTCATTTATTCAATCATTTGATTTTTCTTTACAAAAAGATCAAAGTGAAACTTTTTTATCTATGAGAAGATTCTTACCTAACTTTAAAGTATTAACAGGAAGTAATCAAATTTCTATTTCTGTAACAGATTGGCCTTCTGAAACTGCTACTAGTTCTACTTATAGTCCATTTACAATTACTTCTTCTACAGAATTTGTAAGTACTAGAGCAAGAGGAAGATATGCAAATGTTAGAATAGAGAATGTTAATTCAGGAGAAAATTGGAGATTTGGAACATTCCAAGTTGATATACAACCAGATGGTAGGAGATAATGGCTAAAATTAATGTAAGGGTTCCAGAACCAAAATCAGAATATGAAGTAGATAATCAAAGACAGATTAATAGAGCTCTTCGTATTATTGTAGAACAATTAAATTCTACTTATTTAAAAG